ATGAGCCGCCACCAGCAAACTGCCCGCAAGGGCATCAATCCGGGCACGCCCCCGGCTTCGCCCAATCAGGGCGATCACCCGCGCGACCGCCGCGCGATCAAGCGCGAGATCTGCACCACGATCAACCGTCTCAAGGCCTCCGGCATGCCGCCCGGCTGGGATAAATGGGATGCCGTCAAGACGGCGGCATTCAAAGAGGCGTGCAAGCGCTGCAACAGCCACAACCGCTTCGATGACCTGGTCGCCCAGGCCCGCATCGTGGCCCAGGCCTACGACTTGGACCCGACCAAGGCCGTGCCGTCGGGGGAGGTGCAATGAGCGTGCTTCCCAACAACGCCCTTTCTTTTGCAGGCAGTCTGCCAGCAGCACGGCGCCATGTGAATGCGGAGCGCCGTTCCAAAGTGAAGGTTCGTAAAAAGCGGACCCTGAGCCCGAAGGGTGCGCGGGTGGTGAGCCGAGCATTCTTGGGCCTGCCGGAAGCCCGCTACTACCTCGGCTGCAACGGGCACATGCACGTCTTCCGGCGCATCGGATACCGATCCGATGGGTACCTCGAGGACCGCTTGATCGTCGCCCTCGCGGGCATTGCCAGTGGCAAGGGGGGCGAGCGATGACCGACGTTATCAAAGTCAAGACGGGCGCGCTGCTCATCAGCCCGCTTAAAGAGGGTGACGGCGTGCTGCTCACCGTGCGCGGCAAGGCCCAGGGCCAGGCCGAGCCGGGCAGCATGACGGTGCACGTGGACATGCCGCACCTCGGCTTGCTGTTGGCCTCGCTGGAGGCCGCCGCCGAACAGGCGGGGGCGCTGCAAACCTCGACCGACTCGCTGGCTGCGGTTGGCCTCAGTGTCGTGCCCATGGTGCGGGAAGGCGGTCCGCGATGAACAGCATCCAAGCAGAAGCCGGGCAGGTCATCGTCGGATGGTTGCCAGACATGGAAACCGTCACGCTAGGCGTCGTCATGGTGCCGGGCTTTGCCGCACCCAAGGTCGCCGCCGTGGAGCTCAAGCCCGACCAACTGAGCGCCGTCATCTTTGCGTTGGAAATGGCCGCGGAGGACGCCCGGTTTGCCAAGGAACGGAAAGCCGCAGCAGCGCGGGAAAGCGCCGCCCAGGGGGCACCTGTCATCTGTCGCGGCGATGCCTTGTGCACTGTCCCTGCGGCATGCATCACGCCCCTGGCGTGCGACCGCACAGCGTAGGAGGCTCACATGCAAAAACGCTATGTGATTTGGTCGCGCGGCATGTGGGTGGCCTCCCTCGATCGCCAGGGAGACCCCCTCATGACCCCGCGCCGCGCCCGCGCGCTCGTCTACACGCGCTCCACCGCTGCCAGGAAGCTGGAGGCGCTGTCCCAAAACTTCCCCGCCCTCGTGTTCGGGCTGGAGGAGGCACCCGTGTCCCACCTCAAGAGGAAAGCGCTGGCATGAACTCCGCAAGATTCTCCCTCGACATGGACGCTATCACCCGCGAGGCCGCGCAACATAAGCGCACCTGGCTGCTGGAATTCGCCTGCGACGGCGCCACATTCCGAACCCGCATGCGCGCCGTCACGGAAAAGCTGGCCATCGAATTGGCCCGGGATGATCTGGCGCTGCATGCTGAACTGTTCGACGCCGACCGCGCGCGCTTGGTGGTATGCGTGGAAGTCGCATGAGTCGCGCCATCACCTACGCCCTGGCCCTCGTCGTGACTGCCACCGCCCTGGCCATGGCCGTGGCCAGCGCCTGGGGCCGTGCTGATGCCTGGGTGGACCGGCTCACGCTGGCTGCGCTCAGTGCCTGCATCGTGCTGGCTGTCCACCTATTGCCTGCGCTCGGTGCCGGCGTCAAAGGCTGGGGCCGCGCTGCCGTCGTCATCGTCTGGCCTCTGTGTCTGCTGGCCGCGATGGTGGCGCATGCAGGATTCTTTCTCAATGCCTGGGCAGCCTCGGCCCAAGCTCAGGCCGCGCCCGTGCAGCAGCGCCAGGCCGAAGCGCGCGCCGCCCAGCGCCAAGCCCTGGAAACAGCGCTCGCCGGCATCCGCGCGCGCAGCGTCACCACGGTGGCCGCGCAGCTGGCTACTGCTCGCGCCGCCGCCGATCAGGGCCAGGCCTGGGCCACGCCTGCGCGCGTCGAACGCCTGCAGATCGAGCTGGCAGAAGCTCAGCGCGCCGCGCGTCTGCGTGATGACCTGGTGGCCCTGGCCGGCGCGGTCAGCGAGGCAGCAGGCGATGGTGCCGCGGCTCTGGCCAGCGACCCGGTGACGCGCTCCTTCATGGCTGTCACGGGCGCCAGCGCCGCCGCCGTGCAGCTCGCCGTCAACGGCCTCCTGGCCGTGCTGGTGGAGGTCCTGGGCTGCCTGCTGTGGTGGCTGGCCTTGGCCGCGCCGCGAGAGGCGCGCGCGCGGATAGACCGAGTCGCCCGGATGCCGACACCGGCCGACAACGGCGCGGACCAGGAAAACCCAGCGCCGGTGTCAGTGCCCGACGCCGCCGCCGACCTGGACGTGACAGCCTCCGAGCTGGAGCAAGTGCGTCGGTCGATAACGGCGGGTGCACGCCCGCCCACTGAAACCTTCATACGCGATTTGCTTCGATGTTCGCCGGAGAAAGCCCGCGTCATCCGCCGCCAGTTGCAGGACGCCGCCCGCGCAAGTCCGGAGATCCACGTGGCCCCGGCGAGCGCAGGCGCACCAATGGGGTTTGTGGGATGAACGGTTCTGCCGACTACACACCCAAGTGCATCCCCGTGTCCTGGACGAGCTGCGGCTCGTACTGGCTGGCCTATCACCACGGTTGGACTGACGCCCGCTTCTACGACGTGGTGGAGATCCCGCATGACGGTCGGCCGCAAAGCGCGTTTGCGGGCTACCTTGCCACGGTGGGCGACTTCGGGGACTTGGTGCGAATTTCTCACCGGCCCTATGTCCAGATCGGCCGGCTGGAGCTGGACTGATGCCGAGCTATCGACTCCCATCTAGCATCGGCCACATACGCGGCACGGGCCTTCCGGACGGCGCCTCGCTGATCGCCGCGCTGTTCGTGCGCCGCGACAGCATCTACAAGACGCTGCCCGGCGTCGAGGCTTTCGACATCGAGCGCGACGCGCGCACATATGACGGCCCGTATCCGGTCGTGGCGCATCCGCCATGCCGCAGCTGGGGTGCGTTAAGGCATTTCAGTCAGCCTCGCGCTGATGAGCGCAACCTGGCGCGCTTAGCCGCGGCCTTGGTTCGCGAGTTCGGTGGCGTACTGGAGCACCCCGCAAATTCAGGTCTTTGGCGTGCGCAGAACCTGCCTAGACCCGGCGAGGCCTGCGATGGCTACGGCGGCTGGACGCTGCCAATCCAACAGTGGCAGTGGGGCCACAAGGCCGCTAAGGCGACTTGGCTTTACATCGTTGGCTGCGCACCAGGCGACATTCCCGACATGCCACCGTTTCGCATGGGTGAGCCGGAGTTTGTCGTTGCCAGTAGCAAAAAGACCCGTCCGGAAATCACCAAGGCCGAACGTGAGCATACCCCCCCCGCGCTTGCAAGCTGGCTGGTAGAGCTGGCGCGCCGATGCGCGCTAAATCAACAGGATCGGCGGCAGGGAGGGATGCTGGCATGACTGAAATCACCCGCCCAGCCTTGCGCTATCACGGCGCAAAGTTCCGCCTTGCGCCATGGCTATTGCAGTTCATGCCGACGCATCGCCGCTACGTCGAATCCTTCGGTGGTGCAGCTGGCGTGCTTATCCGAAAGCCGCGCAGCCATGCGGAGGTCTATAACGATCTCGATGGTGAAGTCGCCAGCTTTTTCCGCATACTGCGCAACCCTGAGACGCGCGCTCAACTTATTGAGGCTGTGGCGCTCACTCCGTACTCTCGCGCAGAGTTCGATGCCGCATATCTGCCCGCGGATGAGCCTATCGAACAAGCCCGACGCCTGGCCGTTCGCGCCATGATGGGATTTGGCAGTGCCGGCGCAACCAAGGGTGTGACAGGCTTTCGCAGCGATACCGCTCGAAACGGCAATATTTCAGCTCACATCTGGGCGCAATACCCGGACAACCTCGCGGCCGTGGGTCTGCGTTTCGAGGGTGTGCTTATTGAGAACAGGGACGCGATCTCTGTCATGCAGGGGCACGATTGCCCACAAACGCTCCACCTGGTGGACCCTCCTTATGTGATAGGTGAGCGGTCCATGCGCGCATCCAGCCGCTACTACCGCCACGAAATGACTGATGCGCAGCATTCCGAGCTGTTGCGCGTGGTTCAGCATCTGCAGGGCAGGGTAATGGTCTGCGGCTATGACAGCGAGCTGTACTCCGACACGCTCACAGCCGCGCGCGGTTGGTCCCGGCGAGTACGCCAGGTCGCGGCCAGCGGACCGCGCGGCTCTGTCGAACGCACGGAATGCGTCTGGCTTTCTCCTGCCCTGATGGCTGCGCTCAATGCGGGCACCACGACCGCGCCGCAGCTCGAACTGCTGGAGATCGCATGACCTGCAGATCCGGCGACATGGCCTTGTGTGAGGCAGAGACTGTAGTTTCGTGCTCGCTGCCGCGTGAGCTGCTGCGCCCCCTGGTGCTGATCCAGTTCGAGGCCACTGCGGCCCCTGTGACCCTCTGCGGGTGGGTTTGAAACCTCCCTCCTTGCATGGCCACAAGTCGCCCCGGCAACCGCCCCATACCCCCCGGCAACCCACGCGCCGCGCCTGATGGTCCGTATCGGCCCGCTGCAGGCTCGGTACGCGGCCCCGCGCCGCGTCCTACACGGGTAAATCCACCCCGGTTCCTCATCCTTGAGGGCACGGATGGTTCGGTGAAAAACACGCCCAATGAGTTGGACGTGCTGCTCAACGTCCTGCGTGATCCGCTGGCGACGCAATGCTTCATCGCCATTCGCTCCATGTGCGATCTGTTCGGCACAGGGGAGTACCTGGGCAGCTACGCCCAGCTCATGCACCTATGTACCCCGCCCAAGCCGGAGCGCGGCCCAAGCCGCAAAGGCCCGACGCGTGAAGTGCTGCGTGGCGTCCTCGATGACCTGGAAGCGTATGGCCTGATCGCGCGCGACAAGAGCGCCAACTTCAACCATGGGCAGCTCCGAATCTATCTCGCAGTGCGGAAAAAATCGAATAGCAAACCGGTAGTTAAAAAGTCGCGCCCGATTTAAAACTCCCCCGGAAAATCCCCAAGCCGTTTTCACTCACAAAACGGCCGAAACTGGCCCGAAAACAGGCCATGGGTATTAAGTATTAAGAGAGTATCTATCTACGCGCGCGTAGGCGGCGGTTTTCAACCGCCTTATCCACCGTTTTATTCACACAAGGCCCCCGCAAGCGGGGGCAATGACAGTGCCCCCGGCGGCCCGCTGGCGCACTCCCGCAAGCGGCTGAGGCCGCTTGTCGTCCGTGCTTGGCGGGCCGTGAACAGCCGCCTGCTAGGGACGCGAGGGAATTTTTTGGCGCTACACCACCGGAGCCGCGACATGCGCGGGGGTCTGCGGAGCGTCTACGCGGCGTTTGAGCCGTTTTTTCGGCTTGGCCTAGGCCCTGAGTCGTTCGGCCATGAAAAAAACGCGCCTAGCGCGTTTTAATCATTCGGGGTTTGGGGCCGTTGTTGCGTTGGCCAGCGTCCGGCGGCAGCCGGGTATTTCAGCGCTATGTTTCCGCGCCGCCCGGCCGCGACTCCTGTTCGGCCGCAGCCAGGCGCTGGCGCGAGATGTCGGCGTAGGCCGCCTCGCGCTCGATGCCGATGAAGCGGCGCCCCGATTGCAGCGCCGCCACACCCGTGGAACCGCTGCCCGCGAACGGGTCCAGCACCAGGCCGCCCGGCGGCACGGGACGCACCAGCTCACGCATCAGCGCGGTGGGCTTGCCCGTCAGATGGTGCTTGTCGTCGCGCCGCACCGTGGCCTGGATGCAGCCGTCGAAAGGGCCGTCGTGGGTCAGCATGGATGCGGCGCCTTTGGTGCCCCAGACCACGTATTCGCACTGGTGCCTGAAGTAGCCCTTGTGCGGTGCACGTGCTCCACGCCCCTTGTCCCACACCGTCAGGCCGCGCCAGAACACGCCGCCGGCCTGCACGGCGTCCGTCATGACTGGCAGCTGTCGCCAGTCCGTGAATGACATGAAGTAGCCGCCGGGCTTGAGCACGCGCAGGCATTCGGCGATCCACAGCGCGCACCAGGTCAGATAGCTGCGTTGGTCTCGTGAGTCACCCGAGAAATCCGGGTAGCGTCCGCGCTGCTGATGCTGCGTGTATTTGGCATCGGGGCTCTTGCCCTTGTCGTCACGGGAGAATCCACCACTGCTGTAGGGCGGGTCGGTAATCACGGCGTCCACGCTGGCGCCAGGCATGGCGAGTAGTTCGGGCAGCGCTTCGCCCTCGATCATTTGCCAGGGTTTCACGCGCAACGCCCCCCTCGATGCGACCGTGCAACCTCGATGGCATGGGCTGCGGCCTGCTGCCGCGCCGCCCGCTTGCGATCGATCAAAGTGCTGGAGGGGATGAGAACGCCCGGTGCCGGCTTGGCTGGGGGAGTCAGCGCGAAGGCTGCGTGGCAGTCCATGCGCCAGGAAAAGCCGCATGCCGAGTTCCGGCACTGGACATAGGCACGCGTAACTGTGGCGCTCACGCGCAGGGAAGAGCGCGTCTTGGTGTTCTGAGAATTGCAATGCGGGCAGTGGAAACGCAAGGCCTGATTCCTTTATCATGCCGACCGTCCGCAGCTCGTAATTATGCCGTAGGCCGGCCGCTAATCCGTTTCCAGCTCGACCTGAGTTGTCCAGCCGGCGCTGGCCGCCAGCTCGTGCGTCACACGCGCCGCGCGCCAGGCGTGCGCGTCGATCTCCGCCTTGAAGCCGCGCACCGTCACGGGCGCCTGTGGTGTCAGCAGCGGCTGGCCTTCGGCCAGGTTCAGGCTCAGCGTGGCTTTGCCGCGCTGCAGCCGCTCCCACTCCGCGTTCGCGGCCGCCTGCGCTTCCGCCTGGTTCGCGTAAGTAGGCAGCAGCCGTTTCACGTTCTGGCCGTTGTTTTCGGGCGGATCGCTGCCCGCCAGTTCACTCTTGCGCCGCGCCGCGCGCGAGTCCTGCCAGTACGCCCGCACCCCGCGCCACGTCTCCCGGTCCGCCACCTGGTACCGGTGCGTGCTGCCGTCGCTGCGTGCGATCGTCACGCCCTCCAACTGCTGCCCCTGGCTGTTCTGCCCCGATGTCACCGGCAGCAACAACAGCCTGCCGTGCTTGACGGTGGCCACCGCGTCGTGCAGCTTACCCAGTCGCGTCAGGAATGCCAGGTCGCTTTCTTCGGCCTGGTCCAGGTGCGCCACCGCACGACTGGCGAGCACGGCGGCAATGCGCGGCGCCAGGTTGTTGCGCCCGGCCAGCGTCTCGATGATCTGCCCCAGTGTCGTCGCGTGCCAGGCCTGGCTGCGGCGTTGCTTCATCGTCTGCACGTCCGCGCTGCGTGCGCGGATCGTCAGCAGATCCGGCGGGCCGCCGTGCTCTGCCTCGTCAACCACAAACGTACCTTTGCCCTGCAGGGGCTCGCCGTCCCAGCCCATGGCCAGCGTCAGTATCACGCCGCGCCGCGGGAAGGCCAAGGCGCCGTCGTGGTCGCTCAGCACCAAATCCAGCTGATCGGCTGTGCCGGCGCGCTCCTCTGTCAGCGCCAAGCGCTGCAATCGCGCATCGAATTGCGGACTGATCGTCTGGCCGTCGATCGTGAGCCGGTACGCCGGCATGCGCGCCGGTTGCGCGTACATCGGAAAAGAGGGTAGGGCGTCCGCCATTGCTCACCTGATCGGTGTCACTGCGCCGGAATCGTGATGCCCAGTGGCAACGTGTTGCGGGTGCCGTCCACGCGCCTGAGCGCGATGCTGAACTCGATACGCGACGGCTGCCCCAGCTGATTGAAAACCGTCCCCGTCTGCCGCAGCTCGACAATGACGAAGCGCCCGTAGATTCGGCCCAGCCCGTCGACCAGCACGTAGCCCGCGCCCGTGTCCGCCATGAAGCGCAGCGAATCAAGAGCCAGTCGCTTACCGAAGCCAGGCAGGACCAGGCCCGTAAGCGTGATTGCCTCTTCGCCAGGCCCAAGGAACTGACTGGCCGCGCGAGCCCCGACGCGCTCGTTATTCGCGTGACGCCAGGCTATCTGGTGCTCCAGTTGCTGGAATGCCAGTGTCGGCAGGCTGAAAACGAACATGCCCAGGCACATCATCACCATCGCCGCCCCCCTCAATTAACGTCTGCCAGAGCGCTTCGCGTACGCGCCCCTTGCTGGTTCTGTAACCGCCGGATCTCGGAGGCGACGGCACGGCCCACGGCCGCCTCATCCATACCAGGGGAGGCGTGCACGTCGATCTTGATGCTGTCGCCCTCGCGCACCGTCGCCGCCGCTCCACCCGCGACCGCGGGGGCCATCAGCGGCCCGCCGGCTGTCGCCGTCAGCGGAGCCCCGCCACCCGTCGCCCAAGCCGAGGTGCCAGGCGTCGCCAGCGCACCGGTCGCACCAGGTGTCGCGCCGCCGCCCGTGTAGGTCGAGCCGTCCGTCTTGATGCCCAGAAACTTGCCCAGCCAGGCCGCAGCCTTCGCTACGTTGTTCAGGATCCAGTCGATCATCTTGCGGAACGGTTCCCAGGTGGCATAGAGAACGCCGCCCAAGGTGGCCACTGCGGTGATGATGGCGATCACCGGATTCCCCTTGGCCGCAAGGCCCAGGGCCTGGAGGAGGAACATCGCCACTTTCAGCGGCCCGGCCACGGCCGCGACCGTCAGTGACATGACGCCAAACGCTGTGGCCACCGCCACGATGCCGGCGACCACCCAGGCGGCCACCGCCACGATGCCCTCGTTTTCTTTGATCCAGCCCTGCGCCCGTTCCGCGGCGCCAGCCAGCCAGAGCGTGATTTCCTTGAGTTGCGGCGCCAGCACCTGGCCGATCGAGGCCGCCACGTTCGTGGCCGCTCCCTCGGCCGCTTCCATCACGTTTTTGAGCGTGCCCAGTTGCACGTTCACGCGCTGCTGCAGGCTCGCCTGCTGGCCCATCTTGCGCTGGATTTCCTCGTACCCGGCCGCGCCCTTGGCCATCAGAGTGTTCAGCACCTGGAGCGTTTCCGCGTCGTCGCCGAACATCGCCTTGATGATGCCAGTGCGCGCCACGTCGTCCTGGATCGTAGAGAGCTTTTCCAGCTGCTTGAACATCACGTCCAAGCCGCCGTGCTGCCCGTTGCCGTCCGTGAAATCCAGCGTGAACCCCGCGCGGCCATCCTGCAGCAGCGCGTTTGCCTTCGCCATCTTCTTGGCGTCCAGCCCGGCCTGGAACACCTTGCGGATCGCGTTGCCCGACGACTCGCCGGCCATGCCCGCCTGATCCATCATCACCAGCAGCGGCGCCAGCGCGTTTGCGCCTTCCACCCCCTCTTTGCGGATCATGCCCAGGACGGGGGACATCTTCGTGAACCCCTGCAGCATGTTGCCGCTGTCCACGCCGCTGTAGTAGGCGCGTTGGATGGTGTCCATCAGGCCCATCATGTCGCCCTCGGCCGTGCGCGTCGCGTCCTGCATCTTGGCCGCGAACTCGGCCGCTTCCGTCACCGGCATCTGCAGCTGTACGCCCAGGTACGCCGCACTCTCGCCCAGGCCGCCCAGAATCGATTTCGCGCTCATGCCCTGGCGGATAAGCATCGTCATCATGTTCTGGAAATCGGCCGTCGTGCCCGGCAGCGTGCCGCCCAGCTTGTCCGCCAGCGCCTGAATCTGCGCCAGCTCCTCGGGCGCGCTGCCGTCGGAGCGCATCATCGCGGCCTGCAACTGCGTGGCCGCGTCTTCCTGCTCGGCAAAGGCATTGATGGGGCCGCGCGCCAGGCGGCCGATGCCCACGCCCGTGGCCAGCGAGGCGGCGCCCGAGATGTTCAAGCCCTCGATGTGGCGCATGGCCTTGCCGTGCTGCTCGGTCAGCTTGCGCCATGAGGCCTGCCGCTGGGCCAGCTGCTGCGCGCGGCCGATCTGGCGCTGCATGGCCGCATTGGCCGCGTCAATGTCTCGCCGCAGCTGCCCCTGTGCCTGGCTGGCGTTCTTGACGCCCATGGCGTCGAGTCGCCGGCGCAAATCCAGCGCGCCGGCGCTGGCGCGGGAAAACGCTCCCTTGGCCTTGTCTACCGCCACCTGCGCTCGCGTGATCTGAGCGGTCGAGGCGCTGCCACTGTTGCGCAGCGCGTCGAGCCGTGATTGATAGAGTTTGACCTGCAGGCCGGCCTCGCGCACGGCCGTCTTGTGCTTTTCCACGCCGTCAAGCGCGGCCTGCTGCGCGTTCAGCCGGCGCAGTTCCTCGCGGGATTTCGTGATGGCGTCGGCCGCTTCGCGGCTGGCACGGTCGATGCCCTTGAGCGACCGACTGGCGCGGTCGGCCGCCTCCAGCAGGATGCGGATCTGAACGTCAGAGGACATGAAGCCCTCCGGCGCGCCACGCCCGCAAGGCAGGCGCCTGCGGACGCAACAGTGGTTTTACTTCCGGTAGGCGTCGGGGAACAACGCGGCCGTTTCTGCGGCATGCCTCTTTCGCATGCGCAGTTCGCGCCGCTGCCACATCCACGATTCCAGGGCGCTGCCGATGGAGGCCAGGGCACGGAATGTCCAGACAAGCGCAAAGGCCGCCAGCACCAGCGGCGGAATGCACAAGATCAGCAGGGACAGGGAGGCGGTCATTTCGGCTCATTATGAGGCTTTCTGCGCCTGCGTGCGCACACGGGCGCGCTCGCGCCAGGCGGCCAGGTCACCCAGCGACATGGGCAGCATCTCGGACAGCGGCCAATGCCACACCGTGGCCAGGTCGGCCATGTACTCCTCTACGCTCTCGGGGAGTGGGGCGTCTCCGTGCTCTTCCCGAGCAAAAAACCGGCCACGACCCCCGCCACCTTCACCATGTCCGCCGGGTCCAGCGCGGCCGCCTCGTACTCAGCCACCATCGGTGTGCTGATGCGCGGCAGAAGCTTGATGAGGGATTCCACGTCGCTTTGCATCAGCGCGCTGATCGTCAAGCCGCGCAGCTCGCCCGAATTCGGCTTGCGCAGCGTGATGGCTGCCACGTCGCCACCCTTGCGGGTGATCGGTGCGGCAAGCAGGATCTCGTTGGGGTTGGCGGCGGTCAAGGCCTGCGCGTCGTCCGCTGCCGATGCTGCGGAGGTTTCGAGGGCGATTTTTTTCATGGGTGGTTCCGGTTTAGCTTGCGAGAGTGAGGCGAAGCCTGTCACGGCCCTTTACAGGCCGATGGCACGGCGTACCTCGGCCGCGTAGTCAGTGCCGCCGATGATCTCGATGAAATTCACCATGTCGATTTCGATCACGGTTTCGCCTGAGATCGTCACCTTGTAGTAGCTGAGGCTGGCCGTCAGCTTCGTTTCCAGCTTTTCTCCGGCCGTGGCCGCGCCCGGGTCCAGCTCCTTGTAGAAGCCGCGCGTCACGATTTCCACCGGTAGTACCGCGCCAGTGGCGTCATCCTGCATCGCGCCAGCGAAGCGAAGCAGGGTGGCTGCCGTGTTCGTGTTGCCGAACTGGCGGAACAGCCGCGCATCCATTCCGGCCAGCGTGAATTGCAGCTCCAGCGCCTCCAGGGACATGGCCACATTCACGGCGCCAGGCATCCCGCCGGCGACGTATTCCTCGGTCTTGCGCGACAGCTTGGGCAGTGTGATTTCCGGTACCAGACCGGCGTAGCTCTCGCCGTCGATGAACAGGTTGAAATTCTTGAGTTTGCGGGGCAGTGCCATGGCGGCCTCTTCGGTTCGGGTTCAGGGGAGATGAAGCGCGTGACTTGCGCCGATCAGTTCGCCACGCGGGCGGCAAAATCGGAGAAATAGCGGTCAGTGATGCGCTGGCGCAGCGCCAGGTCCTCCAGTGGGGGAACCGGCGTGTAGTCGAAGTCGATTGCCAGCTTGCCCGCCTTGAGGCGATCGGTCGAGTTCACCTGTTCGTCATACCAGGCCGAAAAGCCCAGCAGATGGCCCGCCGTCACGAACTCGCGCCCCTTCGCGTTGATGGTTTCCAGAATGTCTTTGACGATGCTGGGGTGAAGGGTCTTGTCGGCGGCCCATTCCAAACCTTCTGCGATCGTGTCCGCGACGATGTGTCGCGCCCAGACGGCACTCTCAAAAATGAAATTCGGGTCATCGCTGCAGGTGCGGCTACCCCAGAACTTGTACCCGTTGCTGCGGATCAGTGTGGTGATGCCGGCCTCGTTCAACAGCCCCGCGTCCGTGGCGCTGCTCTGCAGATCCCAGTGGATCGGCTTGCTGATGCCTGTCACGCCGTTCACGGCCACGTTGCTGATGGTCTTGTGCCAACCCGTTTGCGTGTTGATCGCTGCGCGCAGGCCCAGCGCGTAGGCCGTCGCCGGTGCGTCCACGGTCGCGGCGCTTGCCGTGTCAAAACGCTGGAAATCCGGGTGGATCAGCATCAGTTCGCGGGCCGCGAAATTCTCGCGGTAGGCCACGGCTGCGGCCAAGGTCTGCGAGCCGCCTGTGCCGGCATACGCCATGCCCCGCAGCTTGCCGCCCAGCGTCGCCAGGGCCGTGGCCACGGCTTGCGAACTGTCCAGGCCGGGTGCGCCCAGGATGCGCGGGCGCACGCCCAGGGCGGCCTGGGCCGTCAGCAGCGCCTGCAGGCCCGTGCGCTGGCCCTCGGGCGTGACGGTGCCGATCACGTTCGCGGCCGTAGCGGCTGCGATCGCTTCCGCGTCCTCGCCTTCGCCCTCGGCCACGCGGACCACGACGCACAAGGGGCTTGCCTGGTTGCTGATCGCCTCCAGGCTGGCCGCCAGCGTGCCGGCCTCGCCGGCCTTACCGATCGCGTCGGCCACGCGGGTGAGCAGCACGGGGGTGTTCAGGGGGAAGGTCGTGGCGTCGGCATCGTCGGCCACGGCCGCCATGCCAATGACCGAGGCGCTGGCCGTGGCGATGGCGCGCGCGCCGCCGGTTTCCTCAAGGACGCGGATACCGTGGTGATAGCTGGTGAGGGACATGCGTGGGGCTCCTAAAGCGGTCCCTAAGCATCGCCCGCAGGCCGAATGGCAGACAAGTGGTTTGTTTTGTCGGGGGTCGCCCGACAAAAGTAATCGCAGGCCATATTGGACCAAGAGGCCCACCAGTCAAAACCGCCAGCACCGCTGGCTGTTCCCCCTCAAGCTGAAGCTGACACTGCAAATGCGCGAGGCATGGGCACCAGGCAGCTTGACGCATACCAGGAACACACTCACCCAAACGGAAGCGGCGCCTCCCGCGTGTTCGGTGCAGGCTCAGCCGTGGCTGACTACGCGAGTGGGTCCAACGCAAATCGCGGCGACCCGATGGGAACAGGTAATGGCCGCAAAGCCCAGGAAACGCGCGGCATGAACACAGCAGTTCACCCGCGCATCCACAGGTAGCTACTTGTGAATGCGCGGATGAAAGGGCGTGAACCGGGGTGTCGTTTCCATGCCAACGCGAGGCGCGCCGTGCTGCGTGTCTGCGACCGGGCCGCCAGTCGTGCTTGCCCCCTGGGGCACGTTCCGATTCGTCCCCGATTGACCAATTAAATCGACCGAGATGCCAATGCTTGATGGCCCGTGAAAATGCCCTTGCATCGTGTCCAGCTTGCGCGCGCCGAGGGCGATTGCATTTGCAGTGTCTGCATCAACGCCACCAGCAGCCATGCGCAAGAACATGCCCCAGTTGTTCGGCCCGAGCAAATTCGGCGCGCGGAACTTCGTGGCATCGCCGCCGGGGTCGGCGACGAACCAGTAGGAGCCCAGACCGTCATTGAATTCAGTCTGGCTCTTGACCAGGCCGCGCCATTGCGCCCATCCCCACAGTTCGGGATGGTCCGCTTTGTTGAAGATGCCGCCGATCGCATCGATTTCATGAGCACGCGGCAGAGCATCAACACCGTAAATCGGCTCGCCGCAGTAGGGGCTAGCGTAGCCCGTGAAGTACGGACCGAAGCTGGACCACTTCCACGCCTCTCCCGCCAGCTCGTCGATGATGATGGGGCCACTATTCGAGGCCAGGGCGCGCACCGTCGCAAGAGGAAGAAAGCGCACGCGCTGCGCCAGCGCGTTCGTCATGGTCGTTGAGAAATTGGCGTCGTTGCCCAGCGCCGTCGCCAGCTCTGCTAGCGTGTCCAGTGCGGCAGGGCTGCTGTTCACCAGCGCTGCAACTGCTGTCACCACGAAGGCCGTGGTGGCGATTTGGGCTGTGTTCGTTCCTGGCGCTGCCGTGGGCGCTGTAGGCAGACCTGTTAACGCCGCACTGGCGATCGGCGCCCTGAGATCGATTGCAGTGGAAAGAGCGGCCAAAAGAGGGGCCAAGGTTGCCGGCGTGACGGTGCGAAATGCGTCGATGCCGGCCTGCACCTCTGCAGCCGTCGCAAGCTCCGCAATGCCAGCTCGGGTCTCGGTGGCGGTTCGCGCGGATAGTCCTGCAGGCGTGATCGCCCGTGCGTTATCGATGCCTGCTTGAACTTCCGTAGCTGTCGCCAGCTCCAGCACGCCCGCTGTTGCGGTTGTCGCGGGCGGGTTCCAGAAACTCGTTTCATCGAACTCCAACACTCCCAGGTCCACGCTCGCGTCAAGAACGCGCAGATCCACGGCTAGCAGGGACTGAGCGTCAGCCACCTTGATCGTGATCGGGTCCGCCTGGCCATAGCTGCCGATCATCGTCCCGTCGTCCAGGTACAGGGCAAAGCTGCGCAACGTGTAGGCATCCACGCTGGCGTCAGTCATCGTCACGTGAATTGTGTCGTCACCTACAACACCACCGCCCACGGTGTTCAGACGCTTGATCTCGTCGCCCGGGTCGATAGGCTCGCCTGGCACGATCTCGACACTCGACAGGCCCGCTTGGGCCACCTTGCGTGGTGCCAGACCGTCGTTGCCGGCGTTGATGAGGGCCGCGATGCCCTCGGAGGTCAGTTTGAAGATGAAGGGCATAGGGTCAGGCCGGTGGACTGGACGCGGTGGCGTCCACGGTCAGGGAAAGGCGGCGGAATGTGGCGGGGCGGCCAACGGCGGCCAGGTGGGCAGTGCCGCGTGCACTCAAGGCCTGGGTGGCCGTGAAATGGCTGCGCAGCGGTTTCAACCGCTTGACCTCGCGGATCAGTTGCGCGTAGCGTGCCGCTGCGTCCTCCGCGTCCTCTGTGCCGACGCTCAGGATGATTTCAAAGGTATGCGGCACGCCTTTGGGTGTTTTCTGCCACCATTCCACGATCGTGATTGCGCCACCGAAGGCGCGCACGATTCCGCGCACGGCGCTGGCGCGGCCCTTGAATCGGTTGGTTGTTAGCGCCGAGCTTGTGACCGAGCGTTTTATCGAGACCGGCCAGTTCTCGTCCCAGGTCTCCGCGCCCAGCGACCAGGCCAGCAGGGGCAGCAGCGCCACGGGGCAGGTGCTGGGGTTCCAGAGATCCCGGTGTGGCTGTGGGATGCACGCCAGCTCCTCGGCGAACACCTGCACCACGGCGCGTTCCAGCGCCGTGGCGTTCGGCGGCAGCAGCTGCGCTGCCTCGCTGGCCGGGGTGGGAGACGTGGCCATGCTCAGGCCTCGCTTTCCTCGTCGGCCGCCGCCAGCGTGATGTTGATCGCGATGCAGCGAGGCGCCTGCTCTAGCGTCGTCGTCATGCTTGCGGCAGGTTCGGCTAGGTCCACCTCGACCACGCCGCTCTGCTGCAGGGCGTCATAGATCTTGCTCAGGCTCACGCGCGCGCCGATCCGGTGGACCTCGTCCGCCACGGCCTGGGCGTGCGCCTGCAACTGCGCCAACAGTCCGGCCGCGCCCGGACCACCGTCGTGATAGACCGTGGCCCGAATGGTGTAGTCCACCAGCTCGGCACTCTGTGTCATGACCTCGTCGGTCATTGCGCGCGCGTCATCATGACTCACGGCTGCCAGCACGGTGGCCAGAAGCTCCGGACCTGCCATTCCACTGTTGGAACGCGCCAGTACCGTCACCATGATGGTGCCTGGAGTCGGGCTGGAGGCCCGGGCATCGAGCACATCGCCATCCGCCCCCTTGGCGAAGCTCTCGTAAGCCGCAGCCGTGCCGATCTGACTCAGAACCCGGTTGCGCTCGCGGATGCGTAGCCGGTAAGGCTCATCTTTTTCCATCACAGCTAACGTGGGAGGGATGGCTTCGAGGTCAGCCGGCGTAATGACCAGGCGTGGCAAATTGAAGCGATCGCCGATTTGGTCCAGGTCAGCACCCTCCGCATAGGCCAGCATCACAGCCAGCGCGCTGTCATTGCGCGCCATGCGCTCATTCATGATTTCATAGGCCATGACCTGGAGCAGCTTGGTCAACGGCTCCGCATCGCTTTCAAGCGCGCCCGCGGCGGCAGGGTAGAGCGCAACCAAACGCGAGCGAATGCGGGTGTAATGCGTCTCGAAATCCAGCGTCTCCACCACAGTGGGCGGCGGCAGCTTGGAAACGTCTAGAGTCGTGCTCACGCGAAAAATCCTCCAAGCGCATCGATCGGCAGCGACGTGCTCACGTCCTGTCCATCGGCGTCATGGCCCTGCAGCTCCAGCACGGCCTGGCCGGCGCGCGGGCGCGTGAGCGTGATTCGCTCCACGGTCAGTTCGGGAAGCTCGCGCATCAGTGCATCCGCCGCGGCGGCGTAGAGGCGCAGCCGCGTTGCATCGTTGTCCGGCGCGTCGATCAGCTCGGGCCAGCGGCTGCCATAGCTGCGGCGCCCCAAACGTGAGCCGATCGGCGTAAGCAGCACGTCCAGCGCCGACTGCGCCAGCCGGGCCGCGCCCGTCAGCGCGCGGCCCGTGCGCGCATCCATACCGATGATTTGCGATGTGGCCATGGTGCTAGGCCTCCGCGTTCGGCGTCGGCGGGGCGGTAGGCGCGCCCGGCGACGTGGTGTTGTGAGGGTGCCGCACCAGGCTGACACCGGCCGCCTGGACATCTTCGGCCGCGACGACTTTCTTGGCGAACTCGGCGTCTTTGCTGACAGTCAGGCCGCCCTCGATCGCCACATCCCCCGTGAGCGTGATTCCGTCAGGTGCATCAACGCTGGCCTTGCCGCCTACGGGCAGGGTGACCTGCAGGGCGTGCGACTCTGCGTCATAGCTGAACAGCGCGCCATCGCCGTGCTGGACCAGCACACGGGACGCCTCGCTGGCCGGCGCGGGGGCATCGTCGCTGAACAGAGCCGGCAGGACCCGCCCCGCAGCAAGGTGGCCGCCAGGCGACAGCACGGTCACCTGTTCACCGAGACTGGGCGGGCTCCATACCCGCACGGCACCGGCGCGCGGCGTGTACCAGGGTAGCCAGTCCGTCAGCATGGGTGCTTCACCATCGGCTGCCAGATCGACACGCACGCGCGGGGGGGCCAAGACCAGCTCGGCGACTCGGCCATCACGCACGATGTTTTCCAGGCGGCGCGACAGATCGCTCAGCAGGGCGGCGAGTTCGGCTGCGTCCATCATCGGGCGGCCCTTCCATGCGCCAGTGCGTCCAGCACGAAATCACGCACCATGGCGCGGTCGGTGCTGGTCAGGCCCAGCAGCTCGCGCGCCGGGTAGCGCACCCCAGCCTGGCCGGGGGCGGGCGCGTCCAGCAGGCCCAGCTGGTGGATACGGGCAATCCGCGCGGCACGGCCAAGGAATCCGACGGTGGCGGCCGCAGCGTCGTTCGCGGCCTTCAGGTGCTGACGCTGGCGCAATTTCTCAAACATCGGTCCGCTTGCCTTGGCCCGGGCCCGCACACTGCGGCCCAGAGCGGCGCGCGCGGCGCTGGCCTTCTTGCGCGGCTCGAAAGGCGAGCCGTCCGGGTTCTGCTGGCGGCGGATACGCCGCGCCTGGCGGTCGGCCAGGGCTGTGGCAATGCGCCGCAACAGCCGGCGGCGCGCCGAGTCGGACAGCGTGGCCACCAGCGGTGCGGCCCAGGTGGCGAGTTCCTGCAGGGAGTCGTCCATGTGTCGGCTCCTGGTCACTGCGTCAGCACGGGCGCATCGTCGAAATCCGCCGGGCGGTTCGTCCAGGCGGCCACTGGCTGGCCGTCCGCCCAGATTTCCCACGCCTCCTCGATCTGCGCCGTGCCCGGGCGCGGCGGCTCGCCGATATGCTGGATGGTGTAGCGGCCGGGCGGCAGGCCTTCCTCTTCCTGCGGCAGCGGCACGGCCGGCGTGACGATCACGCTTTCTGTCAGGTCCAGCTCGATGAGCAGGTCGATGGTCCGCTCATCGTTGTAGTCCACCTCGTAGCGGACCGCGCCGTCGCGCAACTTCTCGTTGTCGAAGATTTCGGGCTGGTGCGTGCGCAACCAAACGAGCAAGGGCACGAACACCGCGTCGGGCGAGCCGTCGAAGCCCTCCACCACGATCTGCGCGGTGTAGGCGTGCGTGTGCGAAAGACTGCGCCCGCCGGCGCACTGCAGGCGGCCGACTTTGACCAGGATGGACAGCTTGTCCGGATTGGTCTTGAAGTCCGGCACCGCCAGGGATAGGTGCTTGCGCAAGCTGCTGGGCTTGTACATCAGCGACCTTCGTCATCCGGCACCGGTGCGCCGGGCATGCGCGGCCAGGCCGCGATCAGGGTTCGGACATCAGCGGCGTGGCCTGCAGCTGCTGCCGCCACGTCTCGATATTCCCGGACGCACGCGTCGAATAGCTCTGTGACGGTAGAGGCGTACTTTCGGACGGCGGCATCGGGAGCTGCAGCGATTCGGCGTTCGGCACCACGCAATTGCTCGCGCAACCGGTCAGCGTCAACGCGAGAGCGATCAGCAGCAGCGCGCTCCGTCGCCAGGCGTTTTTGGGCGTCATCGAGGGCACGGTCTTTTCCTTTCTGGAATTCGCGGGACAGGTCGGCGGCAAGTTGCGAGGCCTCGCCCTGGGCGCGGGCGTAGCCGGCCGCGTCGGCGCGGCTCACTTCGCGCAGATGCAGTGCCAGCACCAGGGCGGCGCAGGCAAGGGCGGAAAGAGCGAACAAGGCGGCGCGCTGCATCGTTGAACTCACACCAGCTCGAAATGCGGCATGTCGTGGAGCGTCGAGTCGGCGTTGTTCCCGTCGCCATCCCAATCTCCGCCCCAGCGCAGCGTCACGCCTTCATCGGCGGCGGCGGCCATCATCAGCCCGGCCAGAACCGCAAAACGCTGTTGATCGTTCCAGACATTCACGCCGTTGACGACGGCCGGATGGGGTAGCACGTCGATCGCCTCAGAGGGCAGGCGCTGATGCTTGCTCAGCGTTTTGATGCCATCGATCTGACTGCGGCCGGCGCGGTACTCCTCCTGTTGCTTTTCCAGCGTGCGCAGGCCTTCCGTGATGGCAAAGTCCATCACGCCATACGCCAGCGCGCGACGCGCGACGCGCTGCAGCCGTTCATCGCACGTCGCCAGTTTGCGCGCCGAGGCCTCGCCAAAGGAAAACCGGCTCATCAGCGCTCACCCTTCCCGCGCAGGTCCTGGACGATCTCGCCCAGATCCTTGCCCTCGGTCTTGCGCAGCCACCCGAACACGGCCGCGAACAGCCAGGTGCCGGGCAGGGCGCACAGCAGGAACACGGTCCCATACACCAGCAGCGTGACGGCGTGGGTGGAGATGGAGGCCGCGGCGGCCAGGTCATTCATCGCGCCGAAGATCCCGGGCCACTGGCGCGCAAGGAAGATCAGCGTCGGCACGCCCAGGACAAAGCTGCTGATCGCGCCGGCGGTCAGGCGGTCCACCGCGTCCTTCCACTCCGCGCCCTTCTTCAACGGCACAAAGCGGATGCCCAGCCAGAACGCCAGCACCGCGCCGATGAAGGGCAGGGAGAAAAGAAAGAGCTTGTAGCCGGCAAAAGCGCCGCCGGCCGTGCTGGCGGGTTCGGTCATGGTGTGGTGCCTCATGGTTGGTCTCCGTTCGGAGTGGTCGGGGTTCGGGGGTCAGTCCCACAGGTGGACCGTGCTGTCGGTCTGGGTCAAGGCGGCGGTGGCGTCGGGCAGCGTGACCAGGGTTCCCTCGGGCAGGATGCCGCTGGGGCCGCACAGCGCAGCCAGGCCACGGTTCAGGGCGTAGGTTTGCTCCACCACGCCGCCCGCGGTCGTGCCCAGGTGGCGAAAGCACAGGGCGTCCACGCTGTCGTTTCGTTCGCTGCGCACTTGCCGGGCGTTGCTCATGGCAGCCTCAGATCAGCTCGACCACGGTGTTGGTGCGGCCCAGGATGGCCGCCACCGCCCAGCGCAGGTTTCGCCGGTGATCGTCCGCCGTTGCCTCCAGGCGCTCGGCCTTGCTGTCGCCCTTGCCGGTCGTATCGATCGCGCGGTATTGCTCCGCCAGCGCGGCCTGCACATGGCTGAGGATGGCGGCGCGGTAATACACGACATTGGCGCTGGTTTCGCCCGCCACGGTCGCCGCCGGCACCGCGGCCAGCGAGCCGTGGCCGGCCGCCACCTGGCGAGCCCTCCAGGGCTCCAGTTCGCGGTTCACGTCCAAGATCGCGCGCAGGACGGCCTGGCGCAGCCGCGGCGCCGTGATGGCGCCCGGCAGCGCTGCGTCCTCGCGCAACTGCTTGGGGTCCACGTCCGGGAAAAACCCGTCATTGACGATGACGGGCTCGGCGATCGCGGGCGGCGGGGTTTCGGTGGCGATAAAGCTCATGGTTTTATGTGCTGTTCACATGCTTTTGTGTGTCCGCGGGTCGGCGGTGGGTGGGTGCTGAAAGCCTCGCCGGGGCTTGGCCCGCAGCACCCACGCCGCCGGGTGCGGGGTACGCTCGGGCTCAGGCGGGTGGAGGCTCCTTCTTGGCCAGGTTGCGCTCCACGCGCTCAATGTCTTTTTTCACGCCGGCCTGTTGGTCCAGCTCCAGGGCGCGGCGCAGCAGCGGCAGGGCGGATTGCAGGGCCTGCAGCGGCAAGGCCTCGTAGTCCACCTCTTGCGCGCCCTGTTCACGGCCCAGCAGTGCGTAGGCCAGGGCCTTGTGCAGCTTGCTGCGCGCCTGGTCGGGTGCGTCGAAGGGTTGCGTGGTTTCCAGCACCTGCGGCAGGATCTCCAGAGCCTCGGCCGCGGTCATCTTCCCGGCCAGGAAGGCCCAGGCGTATTCGTCGATCAGCGCCGTGGCCAGGTCGCGTTCGTAGGTCGGCGGCAGCGGCATGGCGTGGGCCAGCGCATGCCGCGCCAGTTGCCATGCGCGGGCGTAGTGCCCCGCGTCGATGTGCCAGATCAGCGCCGTGGTGAACACGAAATCCTCGCCGGGCTTGTCGCTGGCCAGAACGCCGTCCACCCAGGCGTCATACACAGGCAGGATGGCTGCCTTGAACTCGGCTTTGCGTTCCACGCTCTTGATTTCCTTGAGCGCGGCGCGGTGTTCGGCGAGTTGCGCCAGCATCAGCTGGTAGGCGTTGCCCTGCGCCGAGAAGGGCGATGACACGGCCAGGGCAGTGGCGGCGACTTGCGGGCGCGTCTGGGCCGGGCCGTGGCGCATCTCGCCAGTCACCGAGGCCTGCACCGCCGCGTGGGCCAGGCGGGCCTGGGCGCGCTGCAGCGAGGCCTGCGCGGGGGTCAGTTTCTTGCGAGTGGTCGCCATCACTGACCGCCTTCCGGCTCTTCGGCCGGCACGGGGCCCAGGACGATGTTTTCGATGAGCGCGCAGCGGTCGTAGTCCTCGACCACGTAGTCCTCGTTCACGCTTTCGTAGTTGGCGATGCGGTTCTTTTCCGGCTCATCCTTGATGTAGCGGCGACGCGTGCCGATCTGCCAATAGACCGACAGGTTGGACAGCGAGGTGATGAGCACGGCATCCGGCGGCATGAAGGGCGCCGTGATGGCCTGCAGGCCGCCCAGGCGGCGCTGGCTGCGCAGGACCTGGGCCGCCAGTTGCTCGGTCGGTGCATTCGCGCCGGAGGCCAGCGGAAACAGCTTGTCGCTCATCAGAGAACGACCAACGATGGCCACGATCTGTGGGTCTTCCTGGAACCACTCGGCGATCAGCGTTGCGTGCGCGTCGAACACCAACTGATCCAGGCTGTCGTAGTCCGCGTTTCCGCCTTCGTCCACGTAGATGGCGTTTTCGCTTTCCGCGCCACCGTCCATGACATGCGTCGGGGCATCCGTGCGGATTTTCTGCAGCCATCCGATATTCACGTCCTGCAGCAGCGGATTGGCCTGCCGGTTGGTGGTGGCCGCCGCCGTGCGGCCATTGAAGCCGATCATGATGCGGTCCAGCGCCTGGCGCTTGAGCACGGCGTCACGTACGCGGATCTGGAAGTCGGGGAACCTCGCCCAGGCGTCCAGCGTCGCGTACTTGATCCCGGTATCGAAGTCCGTCTGACGGCAGAAATAACCTTGGCCTTGTGCCGCGCCCATGCTGCGCGGCTGGCGCACGCCGTCCGTGTCCGTGTTGGTGCGGCCCGCGACCGGGCTGCTGACATCGGGGTGGATTTTTTCGCCGGACTGCTGGTCCACGCCGATCATGTTGATGAGCTTGAGGAATTCGCTGCTTTCCTGCAGCTTGGCTTCCAGCGTTTGTTGCGTGCTGGGCGCGGCCGTGAATTGCTGGGTGGCGCTGGCCACGCCGTTCAGCTGGGCGAGGCGCTCCAGATAGGCGGTGAATTTCTGACGGGTATCGTTGCGCATGATGGCTTTCTCGAAGGGTGCTCGAAGGGTGATGGGTGCTCGGTTCAGCAGTCCGTGAGCTGCGCGGCGGTCGCGCCGGTGGCGGGCGGGCGCTGGGCGTAGTGCGCGGCGTCGGTGGCGTCGATGGTTTTGAACTTCTCCTCCAGGGCTGCGTGCTGCAGCTGCAGCGTCGAGTAGTTCCTGGACAGCTCGGTCACGCCGTCGGCCATGGTCTTGAGATGGCCCATGAGCGCAGCGAATTGCTGCGCGTCGCCGCTCGGGGCCGCGGGCGCGGCGGGGGTGTTCGCAGGCGCGGCCGGCGTAGCGGCCGTTTTCGTCGCGGAGAAAAACTCCGTCATGGCCTTGAAGGCGGCCTGCATGCCGGCCAGCGCCCCCGTGCCGCCGATTTCCTGCGTCGCCGGGGTCGCGTCGCTGAAGTCCATCGCGGTCTCCATCGCGGCGGAAAAGACATTGGCCGGGCTCTGCTTGAGCGGCGCGTAGGGGCTATGTTGCGGGTTCTGCGCCGCGAACGCCAGGCGCTCGGTGCCCAGGCTGGCGGGCGTGTCCGTCACGCCCAGGCCGACCATGTAGGCCTCGCCGCTCTGAGTGAAGTTGGGGTCGAGCTCGATGCTGGTGAACACCTTCTGCTTGGCCTTGTTCACCATCTCGATGAGCGAGGGCAGGGGTTCGATCTGCGCGAACAGCGCCATGCGCTTCTTGCCGTCGATTTCCGTCTCCTCGGCCTTGAGCGCGAGCACGTCGCCCTGCGCCCTGAACTCGCTGGTCGGCAGCAGGCTGCGCAAGTGCTCGATCCAGACGCGGGCAGAGAAGGTCTGGGGGTTGTAGCGCGCGGCCATCTGCTGGATGTGTGCGCGCTCGATGGTGCGGCCGTCGGTGGTCTGGCCTTCGACAGCGACGCGGAAGAATTTGGCGGCCATGTGGCGGTTTCCTTGATCGGGTTTGAAGATGCGGACCAATGCTGCTGCGCGAGGCTTGCTCGCTCAAGCGGTTTGTTTTGTCGGGGCCTCCCCGACAAAAGCCGGGCCGTGCATTCGGTCGCGCGCCTGCTTAGCCTCGGTCCGTGCAACACGTCTCGTCCCTGCTGGACGGCCTGCAGGAGCGGGCCGAAGCCCATCACGCGCTGGAGGCCGAGGGCTCAGCCTGGCCGCCCGCGCTGCGCCTGCGCGCCCGCTCGCTCTACTGGCAGTGTTGGCGCGTCGCCGAGATCGCCGAAGAGCTGGCGCGCCAGGGCTCGCCCGTGCCCGAGCGCACGGTGCGCAACTGGTGCAAGGCCGAGGGGTGGGATGCGGCCAGCCCGCTGGAACGGGTCAAGGGTTCGATCGAGGCGCGCCTGATCCAGCTCGTAGCCAAGGAAATCAAGAGCGGCGGCGACTTCAAGGAAATCGATCTGCTCGGGCGCGAGATGGAGCGCCTGGCGCGCGTCGGCAAATACACCGCCGCCGGCGCGGACGCTCGGGAAAGCGACCTCAATCCCAACATCAAGGCGCGCAACGCCAAGCCAAAGAAGAAACCCAAGCTCAATGTGTTCACACCGGAGCACGTGGCCGCGCTGCGCGAGGATTTCGAGAAAAGCCTGTTTGACTATCAGCGCACGTGGTACGACGAGCGCGACCAGCGCACGCGCTTCATTCTCAAGAGCCGGCAGATCGGCGCCACCTGGTATTTCGCGCGCGAGGCGCTACTCGATTCGCTGGAGACGGGCCGAAACCAAATCTTCCTCAGTGCCAGCCGTGCCCAGGCCAATGTATTCAAGCAATACATCACGGCGTGGGTGCGCCGCGTTTGCGATATCGACCTCAAGGGCGACCCGCTGGTCATCGTCACGCCGAATGGTGACGAGGCCGAGATTCACTTTCTCAGCACCAGCGCACGCACCGCACAGAGCTATCACGGGAATCTGTACTTCGACGAAGTGTTCTGGACGCCGAAGTTTGCGGAGCTAAACAAAGTCGCCAGCGGCATGGCGATGCAGAAGCAGTACCGCAAGACGTATTTCTCGACGCCCAGCGCCAAGAGTCACGAGGCTTACGCCTTCTGGTCCGGCGAACGTCTCAAGCGCCGCAGCGCGGATGCGAGCACGGACGGGCCGTCGATCGACATTTCCCACGCGCGCCTGGCCGGCTCGGGCTTCACGGGCGAGGATCGCGTCTGGCGCAACATCGTGACGATCATGGACGCCCTGGCCGGCGGCTGTGACCTGTTCGACATCGAGGAGCTGCGTTTTGAGTACAGCGAGGAGGAGTTCGACAACCTCCTGATGTGCCTTTTCATCGACGACAGCAAGTCGGTGTTCCCGCTCGCCCAGTTGCAGGCCTGCATGGTGGACAGCTGGGTCGAGTGGCACAAGTTCTACAAGCCACTGGCGGCACGCCCTTATGGCGACCTGCCGGTCTGGATCGGCTATGACCCCGGGCACACGGGCGACGCGGCCGGCCTGGTTGTCGTGGCCGCGCCGCAGGAGCCTGGCGGCAAGCTGCGCGTGCTGGAGCGGCACCGCTACCGCGAGCTGGATTTTGAGGCGCAGGCCGAGGCCATCAAGGTGATGACGCTGCGCTACAACGTGGAGCACATCGCCATTGATTCCACGGGTTTGGGGCAGGGCGTATATCAGCTGGTCAAGCAGTTTTTCCCGACAGTCAAGGAAATCCAGTACAGCATCGAGGTCAAGAATCTTCTGGTCCTGCGCGCACAGAAAGCCATGCGCGCCGGCCGCCTGGAGTTCGATGCCGGCTGGGTGGACCTGGCGCATTCCTTCCTCGCCATCCATCGCGTGCTGACGGACGGTCAACGCAATGTTACATACAAGAGTGGCCGCAACGCGGTCACGGGCCATGCGGACCTGGCATGGGCCTTGATGAATGCCCTTGACAAAGAGCCCCTGGAGGGTGCGCCCGACGAAGAAAAGCGCGGGCTGGTGGAGATTTACTGATGAGCGAAGCGATGAACGAAACACAAACTGCAAACCCGACCGTGCACAAGCCTGCCGGCCCCATGGCCTTCACCTTCGGCGACCCCGAGCCGGTGATGGAAGGGCGCGACATCCTCGACTACGTGGAGTGCATGAGCAATGGCCGTTACTACGAGCCGCCCATACCCCCATCGGCGCTGGCCAAGTCGTTCCGATCCAACCCGCACCACAGCAGCGCGATCTATCTCAAGCGCAACCTGTTGGTGAGTTGCTTTGAGAAAAACAGCCTGTTGTCCGTGGCCGACTTCTCGGCCTGGGCGCTCGAATTTCTGATTTTCGGCAATGCGTACCTGGAGGAAAGAAGGTCGCTGACAGGCCGCACCGTGCGCCTGGCGCATGCGCCGGCCAAGTACATGCGCCGGGGCATCGAAGCCGGGAAGTTCTGGTTTGTCAGGGGGTGGGGCGAGGAACACGAATTCCAGGCCGATCGTGTCCATCAGTTCATGGAGTACGACCCGAACCAAGAGATCTATGGCCTGCCCGAATATCTGAGCAACATGCAGGCCGCCTGGTTGAACGAGAGCGCGACCCTGTTCCGCCGCAAGTATTACAACAACGGCTCGCACGCGGGGTTCATCCTGTACGTCAGCGACGCGGCGCAGGACAGCCGCGATGTGGACTCGATCCGCGAAGCGCTCAAGAACAGCAAGGGACCGGGCAACTTCAAGAACCTTTTTTACTACTCGCCCAATGGCAAAAAGGACGGTATCCAGCTCATCCCCGTGAGCGAGGTCGCCGCGAAGGACGATTTCCTGAACATCAAGAAGGTGAGCCGCGACGACGTGCTGGCCGCGCACCGCGTGCCGCCGCAGTTGCTGGGCGTCATCCCCGAGAACACGGGCGGGTTCGGTGGCGTGATCCCGGCCGCGAGCGTGTTTGTGCGAAACGAGCTGATGCCACTGATGGAACGCATGGCGGCCCTCAATGACCAGGTGGGCGCGGAAGTGATCCGCTTCCGTCCCTACACCCTCGGCGAGCTGGCCGCCCAGGTTGCGAAGCAGTCGGGAGGCCTGCTCGCGGCAGCCTAGTTCAGGCTCAAGAGGGCATCCAGTTGCTGCTGGGCATACTCGCGCTCTTCAAAGTCTGGATCGTCGGCCCAGCGAGCAAGGACGGCGAGTTGCGCTCCAGCTCTGGAAGGGCCATCCATGCCGGTGGCTTGAAGCAAGGCGGCCACCTCGGGGACAGTCGGCGGCGATTGCTCAAGGGCGTGCCGAATACTGCGCACGAGGGCGTCGATCTGGTTTTTCATCTCGGTAACTCCATGGCACGGTCCCCCCGCGCCTTGTGGCGTCATCTTTTCGTCACGATGCGGCGCAGGCAAGGCCTTGCTGTTCACGCGCATGGCCAATTCAGGCAATTCATGGCCGTTTCTGGCCCTCAAAATCTATCAAAAACCGGAAGTCTGTAGCTCTGCCCTCATTTAAAAACAATGGGTTATGTGCGTTACCTAAATCCGGACCTCAAGGCAGAAAGCGACCTATTAAGCGCGGGGGCGGGGCGGGGGATCGAGCGCGCGCCGAAGGTTCGCGCCGCGCTGGCCCGGCGAGCATGGTGGTTATGGTGTTGACTAGTTACGACATTGGTGGTTATCATAACCACCATGAATAGTAGGGAGCTGATCAAGCAGCTAGAGGCTGCTGGCTGGACGTTGCGGGGAGTACGCGGCAGCCATCACGTCTTTCAGCATCCGAACAGGCCTGGCCATTTGAGCGTGCCGCACCCCAAGAAGGATCTGGGCGTGGGCCTGGTGCATAAGCTGCTCAAGGAAGCAGGGCTACGGTGAGAAAGGAGCTGGTATGAAATTTCCGATTGCGATTGAACCGGGTACTGACAGCGCCGCATGGGGCGTGGTCGTTCCTGATCTGCCAGGATGCTTCTCGGCAGGGGACACGGCAGAGGAGGCGTTCGCCAATGCCGCCGAGGCGATCGACCTGCACTGCGAACTGCTGGCCGAGGAGGGCAAGGATATTCCCATGCCTCGCCCCTTGGCCGAGCGCCAGGCCGACCCTGAGTTCGCAGGCTGGGTGTGGGCTCTGGTGGACGTGGACGTGTCGCGCTACGAAGGCAAGGCCGAAAAGATCAACATCACGCTGCCGCGCCGGCTACTGGCTCAGATCGACACCTACGCCAAGGCGCACGGGTCCAGCCGCTCGGGATTTTTGGCGGATGCAGCTCGTTCCGCAATGCATCATCAGTAGCCAACTTGATGTTCAGGTGCGGGCTGCATCGTCCCAGCCCGTAGTTTTTTAGCATCCCCTGCAGCAAATAGAATAAACGCGGGAGGTAAGGATGCCGAAAAAAAACAGGGCTGTAAGAAAACAAATCGGGCGACGCCTGGAAATTGAGCGCTGGGACAGGCGACTGAATGAAAAACTCGGACGCAAGAGGCGGAATCGCGCGCGCAGCTCTCATACAGGCAACCGATCCTTCCGGGGAGTAACGGCGCCCTCCGCGCCAATTATCGACATCGTGGTGCCTGTTGTCCTGGATCTTGCAACAGCACATGAGGAAACCTGCAAGTTTGTTTCTGTCATCAAATCAGGTGTTCGGTCTGGGAAGCGGGTGAATTTAGTCTTTTCGGATGTCGAGAAGATAAACACCAGTGCCCTAATGTATGTACTATCGAATATTCACAAGCTCCGTTTTGAGCACGGAGAGAGGTGTATTACCGGTACCTACCCTAAGTCACTTCAAATTGAACGCCTTCTTGGAGAGAGTGGGTTCTTCAAACTTCTAAAAGTGAAATTGCGGGATCGGGTCAAGGTACCAAGACGTTCGATGCGTTTCATTCAATTCAGATCGAGCCAGGAATTGAAAGCGGAGACAATTAAAGAAGTTCGTGATGAGCTTCTTCGTGACGACCTTGAAATGCCCAGAGCGGTTGCAAAGAAAATTTATCGGGCCGTAAGTGAGGCAATGACCAATGTTGGGCAGCACGCCTATAACAACAAGTCATTTATCTCCGATCGGGCAGAAGACAGCTTGCGCGGTCGGTGGTGGTTTTCAGCCAGTATGAATGCCACGACAAACCGCTTCTCACTAGTTTTCTATGATGCAGGCGTGGGGATCCCGAAAACAATTCCAAGAGAACACCCTATGGAGAATATTCGCGGCGTTCTTTCGCTCTTACCCGGAATTGAGGTTGACGATGCACAGATGATTGTCGCGGCAATGAAGCTAGGGCGCACCCGTACCCACTTGAGCAATCGCGGGAAGGGATTGCTCGACCTTACCCAGCTGATAGACCTAGTGGGTGATGGTCAAATGCTTATCTATAGTAGGCAAGGCCTTGTAACCTACACCGCCGGGAAAACAACCCCAATTTATTGCAAGCAGTCTGTCGAAGGCACCTTGATTGAGTGGAAGCTCCCCCTAAATAAGGCCCTGGTAGCCCTGCCAATGGACGACGACGATGAAGACTAA